AACCATTTTGGTTGAGATAAAACCAAGTGCTCAAACCGTACCGCCCAAAAGAAAAAAGCTTAATGAGGCATTGACCTATATGAAGAATACATCTAAGTGGAAATATGCTAAGAAGTATGCAGATGATAGAGGTTATGAGTTTCAAATATGGACTGAGAAAGAATTAGAAGCTATGGGTATACGTACAATGTCCATGAGATTTAAAGCAAGTAAAACAAAGACCGGCCGAAGAATATGGAAGTCTCTTAAAAAAAGAGTATAAATATAGGTATGATTAAAGAGGAAATTTAATGGCTAGTTTATTTGATACATTAGAAGCAGAAGCATTCCGTAAAGGACTACAAGCTCGTTCAAAAGAAGCGGCAGTATGGTTTCAAAAGAAAGCTAAAGAGCTTGGACCATTAGGTAAGGCTGTACTTAAAGATGAGAGGTTGCAAACAGTTGGTAAGCCAATAATAGGTGATATGATAATGTATACATATAACCCAAAGCTTAGACAACAACTTCCATACTATGATACCTTCCCTTTGACTATTGTGGTTGGTCCTGCTCAAGATGGTTTTTATGGTATTAATCTGCATTACTTACCACCTAAAATACGAGCTATATTTTTAGACCATTTAAGTGATACCGCATCTAATAAATACTTTAATAAAACAACTAAATTCAAAATTACTTATAACTTACTAAAAGCTACAAAGAAATATAAATATTTTAAGCCGTGTTTTAAACATTATTTAACAAAGCATGTATCTTCAAATATATCAAAGGTATCTGCAGCGGAATGGAACATAGCAATATTTTTAGAAACAGCAGCCTTTAGGAAAAAATCAACCGCATTTGTTTGGGGACGTTCAAGGAGACAATACAGATAATGTCATTACCAGTTAGTATAGATACATTAAAGTCAACGATTAATCGTCGTGGTGGTATAGCACGTGGTAATAGATTTGGTGTATACGTTTCACATCCATCAAAGGGTATGAACAGCTTATTGAATTTTAATCCAGCTACTCTATTAAGTAATTTAATATCAAACCAAGGTGTTAATATAGGAGACTTTATACAAGACCCACGTGATATGTTTTTACTATGTCAAAATTGTACAATTCCTGGTAAAAGAATATCTACGACTGAAGCTGGACATAATCATCACTTATCTAAAAAACCATATTCAGCTATAACAGATGAAGTTACTATGACATTCTTATTAACTAATGATTATTATATTAGAAAATATTTTGATATGTGGCAAGAGATGATTATAGATACATCCCATGAACATTATAAAGCATTTTATAAAAGAGATTATTGTAGTGATGTAACTATACAACAATTATCTACATCTAATGATATAGTTCCAGGATATACAATTAAATTAGAAAATGCATATCCTTTACAGCTTGGAGCAGTTGAATTAAGTAGTGGTAATGAAGGTTTAATAGAAGTGTCCGTAACATGGGAATATGACAATTGGAAGAGTGTTGGATTAGTAGATGGATTCGAAGATGTGATAGGACACATGTTAGGAATAGGAAAGGATACGTTAAGTACGTTTAATAGATTATTATAATTTTAAATATGGAGAGAGATTGATATGTTACCTAAATTAGTAACACCAAAGTATGATATGATTGTGCCATCAACAGGCGAAACTGTAACATACAGACCATACGTGGTCAGAGAAGAAAAGATTTTATTAATAGCAATAGAGTCGCGAAGTGAAATTGCAGTTGAAAAAGCAGTAGCAGATATTATTAAAGCGTGTATAGAGTCACCAATTGATATAAAGAAGCTAACTACTTTTGATATTGAATTTATATTTATAACCTTACGAAGTAAGTCTGTAGGTGAAGGCGTTAAATTAAATCCAACTTGTGAACATTGCGAAGAACGTAGTGACCATAAGATTGATTTAGAAGCTATAAAGATTAAGAACCTTGAAGATGTAGTAGATAAACATATTAAATTAACAGATGATATATCTCTTGATTTAAGATGGGCAACAATAGATGATAGATTAAAGGAATCAGAAAGAGAAACTGAAACTGAAGTCATGATTAATACTATTGCAAAATCTATTGAAACAATTTATAGTGGTGAAGAAATATTTATTGCTAAAGATGTTAAAATGAAAGAAATAGTAAATTTTGTTGAGAGTTTAAGTTCCGATCAATTTGTAGAAATTGTTGGTGTGTTAGGTAAAGCACCAATTTTAAATTATAAAATGGAATTTGTGTGTGAACATTGTGGTGAGAAGAATGAAAAAGAGTTAAACGGGTTAACTGATTTTTTTATATAGCCCTTTCTCATACTGATGTAATAAGTTATTTTAAAACTAACTTTGCATTAATGCACCAACATAATTTTAGTTTAACAGAATTAGATGATATGCTACCGTGGGAAAGGGAAATATACATTTCTCTTGTACAGGAACATGTTAACAAAGAAAACGAAAGGATGAAGGAAAATGGCTAAGAACGATACAGCATTACTACAAGATATTTCAGGTCAGCTGAGAAAGCTGAATCAAACTAGTACCCGAGACAAACTTCAAGAAAGAGAAGCGAGTGAACGTCAAGAAGCTATATGGCAAGGAGCTACAATGGATTCTGGTTTTGAAGCTGTTGGAGGTGAGAATTGGATTGGAGCTACTGAAGACTTTAAACGTAGGTTCGTTGCAAGTACAGCTGGAATGTACAGAGATATCAAGCTTAAGCCAGCTGAGAAAGAAGCTGAAGAGGAACTGAAAGGTGATTGGTTTGAAAAAATTAATCTGTCATTGAGCTCAAAATCAGGAACTGATGGTCTATGGCAAATGATAAATGACCATTGGCTACATTACTTTGAGTTGAAAAAAGGAAGTAGATTAAGTGATGAAGAAAATCGAAGAGAATCTCCATACGGTCCAGGTATGCATCCTAATTCAAAAGCTTTTAGAATTAAAAAAGGTTGGAATGCTAATGAAAGCGAATTAGACCCTACTGCTGACCCTAAGAAAAAGACTTGGATTCAAAAATTACTGGGTTATCCAAAGACAATGATAGCATGGGTAGTTGCCAGTGTTGGTACTGCATTATATGATGTAATAAAAGGATATGAGACAGGCGGAGTAACAGGTGCTATTGCTGCTTTCTTTGGTGGTACTGGAGAAGGTGGATTAGCTAGTGGAATAAAAGGTGCCTTTAAAGGTGTTGGAATTGGAATTGCAGCAGGATTTATGTTGGGTGGTCCTATAGGTGCACTTGTTGGTGGTTTATTAGGTGGAGTAATTTTTGCAATTACAGGTGCTTTAGGTAAGGATAAATTAGAAAAATGGCTTAATGATTCTAAAGAGCGTTTTTCCAAGGGATGGGAAGAAGCAAAAACTAACGTTAGCACTGCCTGGAATGCAGTATCTGACGCCATCTACCATAAGGATGCTGATGGGAACGCAGTGATGTTTGGTAGTTTATTAAAATGGGACCCAGACGATGAGGACGGAAAACTTGAAGGTTCATGGTTAAAAGTTGCAGATTATATACTAAAGGCACCTGGTATGTTTGCTGCATGGCTTGAAAAAAAAGTAAGAGGTTTACTTCCTACAGAATTTGCTGATGCAATATTTGGTGATAGTCCTGAAACAATAGCTAAAAAGGCATTGCTTATAAGGAATCCACATCTAGGGGAAGCAATCATTACTAAATCAATGAAGTCTGTACTTAGAGACCAAGTTGAGGCACGTATTAATGAGTATGCAGCTAGAGGAGATGTTTATACTGGTGTTGGTTCTGTAACTATGGATGCTATACTTGAAAATCTTAGTAATGGAAAAAATGTTGATGCTAAAGGAGATGAAATTGAAATTGGTGGTGAGCCTGGTGGAATTATTGAAAGTTTGTTAGATAGTGCTCGTGATACATATTTAGCTATAGGTGAATGGAGAAAACGTGACTACACAGAAGGACTTGTTGATGGACGAACATTGCATGAAAAAGGTCCATTAATTTTAGTTGATGATAAGAGTGATAAATCTACTACAACGACAACAATTATTAATTCCACATATATAGACCATATCTTAGGTAATGATATTGGTAGTGGTAACAATCCACAAGTTTACCAAGCTGATGATGGGAATATATATAGTTGGCAACCATAAAAAAACCCGCTTTTCAGCGGGTTCATAAGATAAGCTTTAAGCTTCAGCTGCTAATTTAGCAAAATAACTCATTGTATCATCTTCAGCCTCAGCTCGTTGAACTGGGTCAGCTGCTACTGCAACTGGGTCTGAAACAACCGGACCGGCATTGAATGGTGATTCGTTTTTTATATCCTCATCAACATAATCAATTTCAGAACGATTTGCTGCTGTAATTTCCTCACCCAAAACTCTAGTCAACTTAAGATTAAGCTCACTATAAGATTTAAATGTTGACGAATCTGTAAACTCCTTAAGAGAATACTGCTTATTGTAGATATCTTCTAAGATAGAATCATCTGCATTAAGTGGTTCAGGCTTACCAAATTCAGAACGGTCATAATTACGGAATCCCGCAACTTGAGCAATCTTCATTTTAAAGTTAGAACCTTTCCATAGGTCAAATGGATTAACAGCGGTTTCATCCTCATACTGTGGCTGCATGCTATTCATAATCTTTTCAAAGATTTTAGCGCCATAAGTATATAAGAATGTCTTACCATTGTTTTCTGGATTTTCAGGGTCAGAAACAATACAGATATTTGACACATAATGCAAGCGACGCTTACGTCTACGTGCTGTATCCTTATCTGCTTCTATGCCCGTATTCCAGAGTTTAGAATTACTTTCAGAAACAGGGTCGTCCTTACCAATAGTAGTTAAAGATTTTTCAACATACCATTGACCAGTTGGCCCTTGAAAGAAATGGTCCCAAAATTTAGCCCAAGGTAAGTCATCACCTTCAACTGTTGGCAAAAAACGAATAACGGCATAACCATTACCTGCTTTGTCTACTGTGGGTTTCCACATACGCTCGTCGGCATATGATTTTTTTTCTGTGGTGCTTTCAGCTGCACCGACTAATGCGCTCATGTCATTAGCCTTAGCTTTTAAGTCTGCGAAACTCATTTTACATCTCCTTTAAAGATTTATATTATTTTTTAAGTTGTATCATTATATATTATATCATACTTTTCACTAAAGTAAACAGTATAATTAAAAAATATCTAAAATAATTTTTCTCATTTTACTATCATCAACCTTTAAAAAAGATTGAAACTTAGATATTTTTTTATATAAGTCAGGCCATAAAATGGTCTCACTTATCTGTGAATTGGCTTTCTCAATAAAACCTGTCAGCCTATTCACTATGCATACAGTCTCCAGAGAAACTGTACCTTCCAGATAGTGGTGGATAATTTTTGGATATGTTTCTTCTATTTCCAAAAGAGTATCAAATCCATTATCTGAAATTTCTTCTAATTCATTTTTAAATAGATAACTAATACTATCTATACGTTTTAAAAACTTGGTGTAGGTATCTTCATCACGTACCATATCACCACTGTATTTATTTCCAGCAACTTGATGAGCAGCAAAGTATAGTATTATATCATCTCTACTTTTAAATCGTTTGCCTATCTTAGTTAATTGAAATTTGTCTGGTCTTTTCCAATATGTTTTTTCAGTTATGTTTGTTTTGAAATTATACTTAAAACAATCATAATTTCCATTGAAATGGAGGTTAATAGCGTGATGAAATTTAAAAGCCGAATATCCATCCATTCTCATATAGGTAAAACATATGTTGGATTACCACCTTGTAATAAATTAAGTTCTTTAGCTTCAAATTCAATATGCTCAATAATCTCTTTGGATATAAGTTTTTTACTATCTCTTATATCTATTTCATTTGCTTCACATACATCTATAACAGCATCAATATATGGACAGCCTTTGTGAGTTCTAACATATGTTTCTACTAATCGTGAAAATGATTTCTTATTAATATCCTCAATCATTTTCTAAATCCTTCTGCATCATATGCTGGTGCAATGGTTAAATGTTGAATTGGTTTCTCTTCATCATCTCCATAGAAATCATATGGGTATAAACCCTCTCTTAAATATGAGTTTAAGCCTCGTTGATAAGCTTGAATAGAAGCTAATTTAGCTATTGCTCCCTTCTCATTGCGGTGAACTGCCTTCTTTAAGAAACTTATCTTTTCCTTGCAAGACTTAATATATCCTTTAACGCTTACCACAGATAGTCCGTGGTCATCGTCTAGGGCCATAACATTTGGTGCCACATTTTTATATGTAGCTGGCTTTTTAGCTGCTCTAGCCTTCTCTAAATTAGCCGCAACTGCTACTTTTTGTTTTTCACTCATCTTACGCTTTACCATAATATTCTCCTTTAATCAATGGAACAAATCTTACTCCTATTAATTTTTCTGTCCGATAAGAAAAATTGCTCTTATGTATAAGATATAATTTTTCATCAGAACCAAACATATTTCCACCGACAGCTTCCTTCATTGGTATAATCATTTTTCCATCATCAGCTAATTGGTCTATTAATGCTTTTGGTGGTGTGAGTTCTTGTGATGTCGCCGTTACAATAATTCTGTCATAGGGTGCATTCGCTTTCCAACCACTATAACCATCATCTAATTTTGTTTTAATATGTCGGAGTTCTAGCATTTTTCCAAATAGTTCACGTGTTTTCATTGCTAGTTTTGGAACCCTTTCAACTGTATAAATCTTTTCAGCTAAATGAGATAGCACAGCGGCTTGATACCCAGACCCTGTACCAATTTCTAACACCTTATGATGCATCTCTACATCTAACATCTGTGTCATATAT